TTCACTGTGTGTCTTAATATATTTGCCAATTAAATAATTTCCAATACTAGCTCTAACCGATGTTGTATCATAACTTTCAATTGCTTCAATTACTTCCGGAATAGCATCTAACATGTCTTGTTCTGAAACAATAATCTCAGTGTGATTTGAACCAATGTGGTCGGCGACAATTCTGGCATATTTAATATCTTCTGAATCAGGTAATCCAATACTGTAGGTCTCTATTTTTGTGTTATTATTTTTACCAGCTATTTCGTTTTTATGAATATTACAAACAATAGAAGCAATTAGACTGCTATCTAGTCCACCAGACAATAAACAAGCGATTGGTCGTTCAGTCGTGCTATATCTTTTAGCAACAGCAGACACTAAATGTGATTTTATTCCTTTTAAATAATTCTTCATATAATCTGTTTCAAGCGACAATTCTGAGCTTGTGCTGTTCAATATATTTTCAGTATGAGAGTAAGAAAATGATGGCAAATGATATAATCCACAATCACCAACTAACCACATAGTTTTATCATAATCTTGTGTTTTATGAATTGTCATTAGCGAACCAGGTAAAAATTGCCGAACCGGAAGGTTTAAACTATTGGCAATGGTACACAATGATTTTAATTCTGACGCAAAGCCTAACAACAAATCGTTATAATGAGTGGCAGCTAATGAACGAAAATAGTAAAGAGGCCTAACTCCATACGGGTCTCTAGCAACATAGATAGTGTTAGGGGTAAATAAAACAAAAGCAAATACACCATCTAACATACGCAATGTTTGATTAATACCGTATTTCAGATATAGATGTATGATAACTTCGCAATCTGAATCTGTTTCAGGAATTAAGTCCATCATTTTGTATAATTGTTTGTAATTATATATTTCACCATTACAAATCAAACTACAGCCGCCAAAATGTAGTGGTTGATTCGATATTTCATTTAAACCATTAATAGCCAAACGATGAAAGCCTTTGACACAATTTGTTGATTCATCAAAACTAATGTTAGAGTTTTCAGGTCCTCTATTTTTACCTTTATAAAAATCAGAATTAATAATTTCTCTACTTAAAGCCTTTGTTAAAAAAGACCTTGAATAATTTAGAAGAGCAAAAATACCACACATAATTTGTTGTTATAGTTATTTATTAATTTGTGTTTAATATTATTTATAATATATAATTTTATAATATATAAATATATTAATACAGAAAAATGAATAACCATGATTTTGATGATTTATCTTCTTCTGCGAGACATGATGTAATGAGCCAGAGAGCTTTTTCGAGAAATCAACCAAGTCAACAATTACAACCATATTTGGATGCCAGACCAGTTTTAACAAAATATTCTATAATGCCTATTGTAGACCCTAGAAAAGAAATACATACTCCTTTGATTCAGCGAGCTACATATAATCCTGAGCAGATATTTAATCCCGGAAATGATTTCGGACCTTGGTCTGGTTTTGCTGCCAATGTAAATAACGAATCCGAATTAAGAAACCAAGTTTATGCTTTACAACGTTCTAGTCAGGCAGTGTATGTACCCTCTAGCGAAAGTAGTTTATACACAATGACTTGGCAAAATAAAAACGCCCCCCATCAACCATTTCCCAATTTATTTGCTGAAGAGAAATTTGGTCCGGATAATAAAAATGTTCATTCAGATACAGTTGGCTTTGCTTTGTTTAACAATGCGACTAGACAGCAAACAAAAAATGTAAAGATAAATTAAATATCCTAATTATAAAATAAATATCAGTTAAAATAAATTATTTTATATTCTTTTCCAAAATATAAAATAACATAAAATATAAATAAAGAACAAATGTCGGAAGATTATGTGAATCAGCTTACATTAAATTTTTTGATGAGCAAGACCCAGTTAGCAAAATTAAACAAAAAAATAGCGAAGGATACTAGTGATAATTTAAAATCAGACAAGGCTATGTTTAGACAAGACATAATAACATTATTTAATAAGTTATTGGATAATGATATACCATCAGATTTATTGGGCGATGTAAAAGATTGTTTTGACCACTTTATTGACAAAAGTATATATTATATAAAATTACATAATGATAATATAAAAAACAACGAATCCAACGAACCCGATGAACAAATAAGAGAGAACGATTATGATTATGACGATGAAGATGAAAATGATGAAGATGAAGATGAAGATGAACATGAAGATGATGAAGATAAAGATGAATATGAATATGAAATTAATGACGAAAATATACGCGATGTAAATGTATCAAATGAAATCGCAGGGATAATACAAGAAGACAGTGATGATGAAGTGATGAACAACGATGAAATATGTGATGATGAAGTGATGAACAAAGTGGAAATAGTTGACGACAAAGTTAAAATTATAAATGAAGTGGAAGATGTTGTAATTAAAAAATATAAATATAAAAAGGCTTTAGAATCAAATACACGAGAGAAAAATACAAAACAAAAGGGACTTGCTAGTTCAAACGGAGTAGAAGATATTCATAAATTGCCAGTAGATTGGTTTCATAATGTTCGTCAAAATTATAAAATAACACAAATTTTACCACGCAAGAAAGAATTGTTTATACCTAGATAAATATAATATTTTGAGGAAAAAAAGAAAATATATGTTAAATATATGGGAGTAAGAAGCTGGAACAAACGCAGCACAAAATATAAGCAAAACCATAAACAGAGTCAAAGCAAACTCCAATTACAAAAAAATAAAATAGGCGGGTTTAGAAGTGGAAGTGGTCGTAAAACAAAAAAAATAAGAAATAACAAGACTACAATTCCAAAGCCATTTATTAAATTAAATTGTAGTCCAGAAACAAACAATGATAATAATGAATTCACTTGTTATTCAGATGATGACTTGTTTAAGTTACGCAATTTATGGAATGCTAGACATCCTGATGCTAAAATAGAGACAAATGACTCAAAAGAAATATGGCAAATTTTTAAAAGAAATTACTCATCCGTGTGTAATAAAGAATCTTGTTGGATAAAACAAATCGCAAAGGGAACCAAAATGGAAAAAGAATTATTAGATTCATTTGCTCCCAAATCTCCCGAAGAATGGAAGAAAAATCCTACGGAATGGCTATCAAGTGTTGATATTATTAAAGTAATGAGACAATATGAAGACAATTACAAGTGTTTTGATTTTATTGGACCTTCACCAATAGATTATGACACACAACAAATGTATGGTGAATGTGTTTGGGAAGAACTATGTCACTTCAATTTAAACGACCAAATACGTAAAGGAAAACATAAAATAGGTATTATTTTTAATACAGACCCACATTATAAAGGCGGCAGCCACTGGATTTCTCTCTTCATAAACATAAAGAAAGGAAATATATTTTATTTTGATAGTGCCGGAGACAAAGCACCGAATCAAGTTATGAAGTTTGTGAATTCTGTTATTGAACAAGGCCATTCATTAGAGAAGCGAATAAATTTTAAATTTGACCAAAATTATCCAACAGACCACCAACAAAATTCGTATTCATGTGGCGTGTATTCTCTCTTCTTCATAGTTCATATGCTGGAAGATAAAGTAACAGGGCATTATTTAAAAACACATCGTTTTAAAGATAGCTACATTGAAAGTTTTAGAAAAAAATATTTTAATGAAGATTTATAATACAAATACAAATATAAATATAAAAAATATATGTGTAAATAATAATATTAAAAAAACATAAGTTATAATATTAATGAAATCAAATAATATTATAAATATTTTTTCCAATAAAGAAAATTTGAATATGCTTTGGGAAGTTTTATTAGATGAATTAAATATTAAAAGTAATTCCAACAACAAAGCAGTTGTTAATGGTATTCAGGCAGTTTTTCACAGCAATATTTCCCCATTTATAAAAAAAATAAATCCTAGTTCAGGGCTTATGGAAATCAATAAATTATTTCTGAAACAAGTTTTAATAGCCGTAAACAGATTGTTTCCCAATTTAAACCAAGAACAAAATATAAAACGAATTCAAATTGGGAACGAAGAATTAATGGAACCTTATAAGGTTGAGGACATACATAATGCTAGACAAACCAATTTTGAAAAACAATTACAACAAAAACGCGAAGATTTTGACAAGTTTTCAACATTAAAAAAACCAAAAGAATTGGATTTTACTGAAAAGATTGAAGAACCGCGAATTACTGAAATGCAATCATTAATAGCAGAAACAATCGCAAAACGTAATTTTGAAGTAGAACATATTCACACAAATTTGGAA